TTGTTAATTTCTTATAACACCTTAGCTAAGGGAGAAAGTAACGGTAACGAGGTACTACCTGCTGATGAGTGTGCCCCTTGTGAAAGGCTGGATCTTATTGATGCCATACTTGGTGTTGATACGGTGACAGCAGTAACAAATGAGTATTACGAACGATCAGACTTTTACAATAATGTGGTTTCAAATTATATACCTAATGATAAGGGTAATGATCCTAAGATTGTTGCAGAAATGAAAAACTATATAAAAAATAACACAATAATTGGGAAATTAGAAAACGACATAGATACACACGATGCTCGTATTACACAACTTGAAAACAGAACACTAATCCCAAATTTGAATACACAAATTACGCAATTACAACGTGATATAAAATTGTTAGATAATCGCTTAGCTAGTGGCATTGCTGCTAGCAATGCAATGGCAGGCTTAGTTTCTGCGACTAAAGACGGAAAAAGTATGGTTGCTGTTGGCGTAGGAACTTATCGTGATCGTAGTGCTGTCGCTATCGGCGTATCAAGATTAAGTGACAATGGACATTGGAAAGCAAAATTTAGTCTTGCCACTGGAATGAATGGTAGCAACAAAGATCTTAGTACATCAACTTCTATTGGGTATCAATTCTAGTTTATAGAATAAGCTCTTACCCATAAAACACTAATAACAGCAAACAAAGATGAGGGACAAGAATGGGAAGACGTGCCGTAAAACGTGAGGAAAAATGATGTTTTAGCAATACCGCTCGAGGTTGTAAATATTATGCTTAAGCAAGATTGCTTGATTGTTTTTAACATTAAATGCAATTATGATGAGTTGCGAGGGGTAAAATAGTCTAAGACCTTGATATTTCAGGCATTAAAAAAGCCTTTCGAGTGCTTGCGAAAGGCTTAGTTAGGCTAGTTGGTGCCTGAGCGAGACTTGAAATTAATTTTAATTTATTGATATATAATGATATTCTTACGTCTGTTTGATTTCTTGTTACTATCCTTGTTACTAAAAACAAAAATCACACAAAATTCATTGATTGCTTCAGATATTCTATTCTTACTTTTTATTAAATCAAATATATTTTTTTATAACTGTGTTCACCGTGTTCACCTTTTAAAATTTTAAAGAAAAAATACTTATATATTAATATCTTATATTCTCTTTTTAGGGTGAACACTAGTGTTCACCGGTGTTCACCCGTGTTCACCTTTTAAAAATCCTATTTTCCCTTCCTTTCTTTGATTAAAAAACAATCATTTAAACTTTATTAACTTTTCATAACTTATCGTATCCAATCGCCTAAAAAATAAGCTATTTACTTTCCTAAATATCTGTTTATCTTGTGATATGGGCTAATTGTAGCCTTCTTAATTAAGAAGAAATTTGAGGCAAAAAATGAATATTCATAGTGAAATCAGAAAACAGGTTTTAGCTAATCTTCAAGGAAAGATTGAAGGGATTGAGCGCTTTATTAATGGGCGTCCAGTTTTTGCGGATGTTGAGAAAGAATTGCCAGCGATTGCGGTTTTTATTGATGAAGTGATGCTAGAAGAAATGACAATGTGCGGAAATCAAGGCGACGGCGTTTTAACGGTTGGGATTTATTTGCCGTTCTATATGACAGAAGAAGCCTTAGATGAAGTCGCTGAACTTGTTACTAATATGCTAGCTGATGCTGAAATTCCTGCATTAGATACCTTCAGATTAGCAAAATTTAGTTATAGCTATGATGAGGCTCAAGCAGCTTGGATCTCAGCTAATTTGCATTATGAAATTCAATATCAACAATAAGGGTTTAATTTATGTTTAAAAAGTTATTAGAACTTCGCCAACAAAAAGCACAACACGCGGCAGAAATGCGCGCATTGTTGGAAAAAGCAGAAAAAGAAAATCGTTCATTAAACGAGGAAGAAAGCGGTCAGTTTGATAAGCTGAAAGAGTTAGTTAAACAGATGTCTGATGAAATCGCCCGCTATGAAGCGGTGGCAGATGAAGAACGCAGTCAAAAAGGTGAGCCAGTAGAAACCCGCAATAAAGCCCAATTTACCAATGATGAATTACGTCATTACATTAAAACGGGTGAATTGCGTTCTAATCTTTCCACTACGGCAAATGATGATGGCGGCTATTCCGTAATCCCACAATTAGATAAAGAAGTGATGAAACGCTTAACAGATGATAGCGTAATGCGTCAGATTGCTAATGTGGTGCGTTTGCCTGTTGGTGCGAAAGAATATAAGAAATTGGTTTCTGCTGGCGGTGCGGTAGTGAACCACGGTGAAGAAGGTCAAGCGCGCACTGGCACGAACACACCGAAATTAAATGAAGTTACTATCGCATTAAATCCAATCTATGCTTACCCGAAAACAACCCAAGAGATTTTAGATTTTTCTTCTATTGATGTGTTGGGCTGGCTGACTGAAGAAATTAGTGAGAGCTTCACCGAGACGGAAGAAGTTGATTTAACTTCTGGCGATGGCGACAAGAAAGCAAAAGGGCTATTAGCTTATACGCGTTCTACTGCGAATGATAAAGCCCGCACTTTTGGCGAATTGCAAAAATTAGAAGTAACTAGTGCGGACAAAATCACGGCTGACACGCTGATCGATTTATTCTATACCTTGCATAGCAAATACCGTAAAAATGCGGTTTGGGTGATGAGTTCAAGCATTGCGGCCACATTGCAGAAATTGAAAAATAAAAACGGTGATTTTATTTGGCGTGATGGTTTAACGGTTGATGCGCCAAGCACGTTATTAGGTCGTCCAGTTTATTATTTGGAAACAATGCCAACCGGTGGCACGGGTAAAGCGGTGCTTGCCTTTGGTGATTTTAAACGTGGTTATTACATTGTCGATCACGAAACCGGCGTGCGTACTCGTCCTGACAATATCACCGAGCCGGGCTTTTATAAAGTTCACACGGACAAATATTTGGGCGGTGGCGTGGTGGATAGTAACGCCATCAAGTTTATTGAAACAACTGCATAACCAATCAGAGGGGCATTCAGCCCCTTTTTTGTCAGTAGGTAGATTATGAATAAAGATTTTGAAATCCGTTCATCTGATATTCAAGTGCAAGATAAAAAGCTGTTTGGCTATGTGGTGCAATGGAATAGCCCAAGTGAATTAATCTGGGGGGATTTTGTTGAACAGTTTGCGCCGAATGCTTTTGCAGCAAGTTTAGCCAGTGGCCAAGATGTGCGGGCGTTATTTGAACACGATCACACTAAGCTACTTGGGCGAACCAGTGCCGGCACGTTGAAACTGGAAGAAGATGCCGTTGGATTGCGCTTTGAGCTTACTCCACCAGACACCACGTTAGGGCGTGATTTATTAGTCAGTGTAGAACGTGGCGATATTTCCGGAATGTCTTTTGGCTTTTATGCCAAGGCGGAAGCGTGGGATTTTGAAGCCACGCCGTGCTTGAGAACGGTCAATAGTGCGGAATTGGTGGAAATCACTGTAACCAGCATTCCCGCTTATCCTGAAAGCAATGTGCAGATTGCCAGCCGTTCAATGGCGCAAGCCAAAGCAAAAATGCAGCAAAAAAGCACCGCACTTTTATCTTATTGGGCTGATTTAGCGGGGTTATAAGATGTGGCCATTTAAACGCAAGACAGAACAACGTAGCCAGCCTTTGGGAATTGATGAGTTAATTTCTTATTTAGGCGTGGCAAATACGTCAGCAGGTGAATTTGTTAGCCCACAGACAGCGGAAGCCTTGCCTGCAGTAATGAATGCCGTTACCGTGATTGCGGAAGCGGTGGCGTCAATGCCGTGCTATTTGTATCAATTAAAGCAAGATGGGCGTGAGCGTGTTTTCGATCACCCTGTTGATTATTTATTGAATGAAATGCCGAACCGCAATCAAACACCGTATCAATTCAAATATACCCTAATGCGCCATTGTTTACTAAATGGGAATGCTTATGCCGTGATTGAATGGGATAAGCAGGGTGAGCCAGTCAGCCTTACGCCTTATCAGCCTAGTGCGGTGAATATTTTGCGCACGTCAAAAGGTGAGCATATTTATCAAATCACCGATTTAGACGGCAAGACAAAGAATTATTTGCAAGATGAAGTGTTGCATTTGCGTCATTCTTCACTTGATGGCTTTATGGGGCGTTCTCCGATTGCAATTTGCCGCGAAACTGTAGGCTTAGGAATGGCACAGCAAAAACACGGCGCTGCAGTGATGAAGAATGGCTTGATGGCCAGCGGGCTAATTACAACGGCAGAATGGTTAGACGAAGCCAAAGGCAAGAAAGCACTGAAAGCCTTGGAACGTTACAAAGGGGCAAAAAATGCAGGTAAAACGCCGGTGCTTGAAGGCTCAATGGAATATAAGCAGTTAGGAATGACAAACCAAGATGCGGAATGGTTAGCAAGCCGCACGTTTACGATTTCCGATATTGCGCGCATTTACAATATCAGCTCGATCTTTTTGCAAGATTATTCCAATAGTAGCTATTCCAATTTTAGCGAAGCAAGCCGTGCTTTTTTATCGCAAACCTTGCGCCCGTGGCTGACTAACTTTGAACAGCAGTTAAAAGATGCGCTGATGGTGGACGTTAGCCGCCAAAGCAAGCAACGTTATTTAATTGAATTTGATACCAGTGATTTATTACGAACCAGTCAAAACGATCGCTTCAATAGTTACGACACGGCAATTAAAGCCGGCATTATGAACCCTAATGAAGTGCGCAGACGTGAGGGGCTTTCGCCTTATGTTGGCGGTGATGAATTTAGCCAAGCGTGGAAACAGACCGTAGAAGTGAAAAAAGGTGGTAACAATGGCGAGAATGATTAGAGCCGGGAAATATAACAAAGTGATCACCTTGCAAGCACGCAATCACGAGAAAGAAAAGCAACTCAATCCTTATGGTGGTAATAAAACATTTTGGGAAGATGTGGCAACGGTGCGGGCAAGTATTGAACCCTTGCAAGGGCGCGAATATTTTAGTGGTCCATTTCAATTAGGTGAAAATATTATCCGCGTGTACATTCGTTATTTGCCCAATGTAACAAGAAAAATGCGGGTGAAATATGGCGATCAACATTGGGATATTTATTCAGTGATTGACAGCAAGGACGAACACAGAGAACTGCAGTTAATGTGTAAGGAAGGGGAAGCTTATGGAGAACGTTGATCTTGTTATTTCGCTAGAGGAAATCAAAGCACACTTGAACATTATGGAAGATTTTGATCTTGATGATGACTTGTTAGAACGCTATGCCGTGGTATCAATCGAAGTGGCACAACGTCATATAGGGAAAACTTTTGCGGAAGAAGAAACTGCAACCACAATCCCTTTTTATCCCACAATCAAAGTAGGCTGCTTGATGTATATTGCGCACCTTTACACTAACAGGGAAATCACCACGGATATTAATCAAACGATTGTGCCAATGACAATCAAATCCCTGTGGGAAGTGTACCGTGAACCCTGTATCTATTAAGGTGATGTTATGCCTTATCAACCTTTAAAGCGTTGTTCTTTCCCTGGTTGTCGTAATCGCGTGAAATCTGGCAGATGTGAAGAACACCAGACCAAACCAAAAGACAACCGCCCAAGCAGTAGCGCAAGAGGCTATGACCACAAATGGAGCAAATACCGTGCACAATACCTAAAGCATAATCCTTTGTGCGTGATGTGTTTAACAAAGGGATTACATACGCCTGCAACAGTAATCGACCACATCAAACCCGTAGAGAATGGGCAAGCTGATCCGCTCTTTTGGGTAGCAAGTAATCATCAGGCCTTATGCCGTGATTGCCACAGCTACAAGACAAGGGTGATAGACAAGCGCGGATTTGGGGCGAAGAAGTAAGTTGTGGTGATATAACCATCACTACTTCAAGCGTGGGAATATGCCCACAGTTCATTCAGTTGTTACCATATGACCACAACTGCAAGCCAACTGTTTCGATATCGAAACACTTCAGCCGTTGCGATATCGAAACAACTGAACCAGCCCAAAATTGGGCGCGTTGATTAAATATTGGACGAAATCCAGAAATGGATTTTGCAAAACTCAAAGTTGAGGATTGCTTAATAATCAATGAGATAGACAAGGTAGGGGGAGTTTTGAAAAGAAAAGCCGAAAGCCGTAGAACCGCCCGCCCCCTCAAATTTTTATGCGCAGTGATTTTTTTGAAAATAAGGAAAACAATGAATAAACGAAAAAGCTATAAAGCACCTGAATTTTTAGATGAGATCGCTAAATCACAATGGAAAGCACGCATTAAGCAACTTTCAGAACGTGGCGATATTAAACCTGAAGATTTAACTAACCTTGAAATTTATTGCGAAAACTACGCAATTTGGCGTCATTCTGTGGCAGATTTAGCAAAAAATGGTTTCATTATTGTTAATTCTCAAGGCACGCAATCACGCAACCCCGCACTTTCTGCAAAATCAGATGCGGAAAAAGTGATGATTAAAATGTCTTCCTTGCTAGGTTTCGATCCTGTTAGTCGCCGTAAAAATCCAGTGGAAACGGAAGAAACGGACGCCATTGATGAAATCTTGGTGATGTAAATGCCGTGGCATCGTTATGCTGAGCAAGTGCAGAACGGGGAAATTATCGCTTGCCAGAAAATCAAACAAGCCGTAACCCGTTATTTTGCGGATTTAAGTAACCCAGATTATTTCTTTGATGAAAGTGCGGTGCAAAAATTCCTTGCTTTCTCTCGCTTATGTCCGCACGTCAAAGAGCATTTAAGGGGGCAGCCGATAGAATTATCTGATTGGCAAATCTTTCTTTTTGCTAATTTGCTTGGCTTCAAGCGTAAAGAAACCGGCTTGCGAAAATACCGATCCGCCTATGTGCAAGTAGCAAGGAAAAATGCGAAATCTACCGTTGCCGCCGTATTGGCGAATTGGTTTCTGATTATGGAAAAAGGGCAACAAGATATTTACACCGCAGCTGTAAGCCGTGATCAGGCGCGTATTGTTTTTGATGATGCGCGCCAAATGTGCTTGCTTTCTGCGCCACTGAAAAAGCGGATCAGCATTCAACAGCATAAACTGATCAACCCCAAGAATAACAGCTTAATGCGCCCACTGGCAGCGAAATCTAGCACTATTGAAGGAACTAACCCAAGCCTTGCTATTGTTGATGAATATCACCTACACGCAGACAACAGCGTTTACAGTGCATTAGAACTTGGACAAGGTGCAAGACCAGAAGGGCTATTATTTGCCATCACCACCGCAGGCAGTAACACCATTTCAGCGTACAAGCAGCATTATGACTATTGCGCCCAAATTCTGGCAGGTAATGAACAGAATGATAGCTTGTTTATTCTGATTTTTGAATTAGATGATGAAAGCGAAATTGACCAGCCTGAAAACTGGATCAAAGCCAATCCAAATATTAACAAATCTATCCCGCAACTTGATTTTGAAAACACCATCAAAAAAGCCCGCGGCATACCTTCCGAATGGGTGGAAATGCTAACTAAACGCTTTAATGTTTGGTGCCAAGGACAAACGCCGTGGCTAAGTGAAGGCAGTTGGGCGCAGTGCAAGCGTGATTACAGCGAACAAGATTTACTTCACCAAGATTGCTATATGGGCTTAGATCTCTCTTCAACCAACGATTTAACCAGCATTTGCTACACCTTCCCACAAGAAAAGAAAGTGCGGTTGATAACGCGCCATTATCTGCCTGAATATCAGCTTAACAATGTGGCCAACAAAAACCGCGCTATCTATCGCCAATGGGTGCACCAAGGTTGGCTAAGGGTAACAGAAGGGGATTGCATCGATTATGACAAAATCCGCGATGATATTTTGAAAGATGCCGAACAATTCAACATAAAAATGATTGGCTTTGATGTTTGGAATGCCACACACCTAAGAACCCAGCTACAAGCGGCAGGGCTAGAAGTTGAACCATTCCCGCAAACCTATCAACGCTTTAGCCCCGTGGCAAAATCAACGGAAGTCTTAATCAATCGTCAAGTGATAGAACACAACGGTGACCCAGTGCTTGCTTGGGCATTGTCTAACGTCGTTATGGAAACCGACGCAAACGCCAATATCAAGCCGAATAAGAAAAAAGCAGCCAATAAAATTGACCCAGCGATCGCCTTCTTGATGTCTTTTGGCACTTATCAGCTTGAATATGGTGATGTGATTTTTGAACTATCCAACGAACATCAACAGGCATTAGAACAATTTAACGGAATAGATTTATAGATGAACAGTGAATTAATTTACCTACTTATTTATAGCGGTGCAATGTATTATTTCTTTTATTATTGGAGTAAATAGAATGAGTGTATCAGTCAAAATAACAGGATTGAAAGAGATAGAACGCAATATAAATAAAACGATAAAAAATATTGCAAAAAATGCGAGAAAACCAATTAGAAAAGCCCTAAATGCAGGCGCAAGAGAATTAGAAAAAGCCATTAAGCCAACCGTGCCAATTTTAAAAACAAGCACGAATTTCCGGCAAAAAGGCACAATAAAAAATAATATCAGACACAAAACAAGCGTAGCCAAGAATGGATTAAGTGGAGTAACTAAAATCCGCGTAATGCGAACCAAAGGGCGAAAAATGGCAAGAGTTGGGCAAGCGGTAAGAGATAGAACCGATCCGTTCTATTGGTGGATGGTTGAATATGGCACAGTAAAAATGAAAGGTCGCCACTTTATGGAAACAGGCGCAGAACGTGGCAAGGCTCACGCATTGAAAGTAACAAGAGAAACCTTTGAAAAAGAATATAAAAACGGGTTAAAATACAAATGAATTAAAAGTAGGTTGGATTTTGTACTTTGGTTTTCAGGCAGACACTTACTTAAGGAGGTATTGTGGATGAATTAAGTATAAAAATGATAATGATCCTTTTCCCTGGGATTATCACAACAATGCTTTTAGACAAAATTATAGAGCATAAACCTTGGAGCAGTTTTAAATACTCTTTGTTTATTGTGTTTAACGGGGTGATGTCTTATGCAATTCTTCAATTCTATTATATGGCTGAGTTATTAATAGAAGTTGGACGGATAAACTTTTCTATTGAAAATGTCAAAATATTAAGCGTTTGGGATTTTAATAGTGATAAAGCTCAAATACCTTATCAAGAAGTAATAAAAGCGGGCATAGCCTCTTTATTTTGGGGGTTGTTGCTATCTTTTATTGAGCATAAGGAATGGTTATCATCAATATTATTAAAATTAAATATATCAAGTAAATATGGAAATTATAGCACAAACTACCAACTTCTTAAGTTAAAGAGAAATGATTGGATAGATATAACAATATGGGATAAAGACTTATTTATTAGAGGAATAGTTGTTTCTATAAATGAATTAAACGGGCTATGTGAGCTTTGTATAAATAATGCAGAAGTATTTTCAATGTCAAAAGATATGAAAAGCTTATATAAGGCTGAATATATCAGTATATCTGAACCACCTAATAATTTAATAATTTCAACCACTCAAAACCCAACAGGAGAATAAAATGACAAATAAAAATGAAAATTTTGTTGCGACACACATAGAAGAACGAAATACTCAATCTTCAGTTCCATTAACTCAACAAATTGCTGAAGGATTTAATCTAAAAGTATCTAATAAAGCACCGTCGCCAAGGCCTACAACGCCGCCAGTTAATCAAAAGAAATAACACCAAATCAAGCACACCTAGGCTGATCACCGAAAACAAGCCCCCTTAGCTTGCTGGCGTGTTTCCATTCATAAGGGAAAATGCGAAAGGGGCATTTATGGGAAATATAATTGAGAAACTTTTAGACGCTTTAGAAAAAATAGAAAAGGAAGCTAATTTAAGTCAAGATGAGATGACAAAGGCTTTTGAAAAATTATGCCCAAGTATAGAAAGTTTTGGGAGTGATGAAAAAGATATTTTAAATAATATTCTCTATAGTCAATTGAATAATAAGAATATAAAAGATAATATCTTTCAATTATTAGATTTTTTAGAAAATATTTTTGTTGATTCATTGAGTGCAAAAAATGACTTTATGCTGAATGATCTTAAATTTATCTTGCTTGATGATAATGAATTGAAAAATGAAATTTCTGCCCGTTCAAACATTGATGTTAGAAATAAAAGACTATTTTTAATAGTAAAAACATTTTTGAAAACAAAAATAAATGAACTATACGCTTATTCAAATGTAACGCCTAAAGCGGATAGAATAATAAAAGGAAAATCTAAAAAATCCAAAAAGCCTGAACAAGTTAAAGCTGAACAATATGCGATAGATATATGGAAAAAAGATCCCGCCATAACGCAAGAAAATATGGCTTATCAATTAAAAGATAAATTAGAACTATCACAAACTATACAAACAATAATTCGTTGGATTAGACCTTTCCAGCCTAAGAAGTAAGGATAGAATGATCAAAAGCAGCTTATTCACTATGATAAGTTGCTTTTTTATTATCATAAGTAACTTATTGATTTTTCAAAACTTCCAAAATCCCTTCTAATACCCCTCGTAACGTTACGAACCCTACAAATAGTTCAATAAACGAGAGGTATTTTTTATGAACCAATCACAAACCCAATCTAAAAAACTCATTTCAGGCAAAGAAGTTTGTGCTGTTGTTGGCTTTGGCCGCACGAAATTGAATGAGCTAGTTAAAGCAAATCAATTCCCACAGCCGATCCGCTTTTCACAAAATTTTATCCGCTGGGATTTAGAAGAAGTGAATGCGTGGATTGAAGAACAGAAATCAGCGTGCTCTGGCAACCAGCCCAAAATTGGACCGGTTGAATAACAGATATAGCAAAGGCTACTGAAACCAGTAGCCCGCTATTAAAGGATTTTACTAATACGTCTTATTTATTTGCTATTGGATACATCGCAGCAATGTTATTTAACTGGGCATCACTATGAAAAGATGCGCAGAAACGAACTTGGCATATTGCAACATAAAATATCAATAGTTAATAAAAAAACGAATGAACTAAACCCAAAGGATATACTATGAATTTAATTCAAAATAATTTTATCAAACGTGAAAATAATTCACAACCAAAATTCTTTACAACCGAGGCAAATTTATCGTATTTTAACACCGCACTTTCAAACAGTGCCGAGCCTGAGAACTCGAACAATATATCACTGGCGTATAGTAACACGCCTATTAATGCGTGTTTTTTTATGCGTAGCACAAACATACCCAAAGAACGCCTAAAAATGGCGTGTTCTTCTATGGTAGCGTGTTATGGGAAAGGTTTCGCCCTTTGCTGTGTTCCAGTGATCGCAGTTTCTCAGCCCGTAACACGTTACCGCCCAAGCCTGAGAACTTTCGCGGTAACTTCTAAAAATTTATTCACTGGAGTTACAGCAATGCTTTATCTATTCAAAGCCGTAAGCCGTTCAGACTTACGCAATACACGCAAATTAATCTCATCTTTTCCACGTTATACCGTGTGCATAAATGCCGACAGTATCGAGCAAGCCACCGCACAAGTCGCCCCGTTTTTTGTGATTTTGGAGGTGAAAAATGCGTAATCTTACCTTGACCCCTAATGTAGTAAATTGTAGTATTGCGGACACTACTACATACAACGGAAACCGCACCCGTAAGACTTGCGGATTTTTTACACCTCAAATTCATATCCAAGGGCTACTAACCCTATCAGATAATGCCGAATTTGTGGCAAGGTTTATACGCCGAACTAAGGCGGAGTTTATCCGCACGAATAAGGCGAGCCGTTTGTATGCGGTAGTTGAAGCCTTGCCACACCTATTACAGGTTGGCAAATCATTTACTAAAACATACAAGAGAACATCCACAATGAAAACTATCACAAAAAACACCGCACTTATGGCGGGAACTTTCCCTATTGCGTTCACTTCAGCTATGGCGGAGGTGAAAAATGGATAACAAAGATTTAGCCTTTCAACTAGGGCTTTTAGAGCGTGATATTGAAAATCTTCATCAACCAGCAACACTTATTCACGCATTAGCTCACTATTCAGATTTAGACAAGTTTGACTATTGTGAGTTAGAAGAAGCGTTAAAAGGCATTAATACGGCACTTTATAACCATATTAATTCATTAAATCACCGTCTGAATTTTATTAAAGAAAAAGGGGCTGTAGTAGATTAGCCCTAAATTTCACACCATTTTCGCAATATTTTTAACTGCTCTTTTGGTGTCCCAAAGTTAAACCGAAATTCACATTCCTTCAAGAATAAAGGAAAGTTTTTTCGGTTAATTCCATTATATTTTCGCAGTATCCGCTTCGCCTGATTCCAAAAATTTTCAATGCCATTAATATGATTTTGTTTCACCGCAAATAGCTCGGAATGATTGATTCGTTCGTGGTGAAATTCACTCACATCAAGCGCATCATAACTGCGATAAGTGTCCGTATAAACCCAGCTATCAGGCTTGATTTTTCTTTTAATAACAGGGAGTAATGTTTCACTCTTGGTGTTTTCAACCACAACAGTAAATACCTTTCCTTGTCGTTTTAGTAACCCAAAAACAGCAACTTTTCCAGCCGCTCCTCGTCCTCGTCCTCGTTTTCCCTTTCGATGACCACCAAAATAGCTTTCGTCTAGTTCAATTTCCCCCTCAAAAATCTCGTTAACTTCAAGGGATAAATGATAGCCAATCACAAGCCTGATTTTATGGTAGAACAAAGCGGCTGTATTCGGTTGAATATCTAGCAAATTTGCTGCTGTTCTTGCAGTAACTTCTGCGACAAAAAACTCAAGCAGTTTTTTCTGTATGGATTTCTTTAATTTACAATATGTTATCTTCATTTTTGTAGTGTAGCATTGTTGCTAATCTACTACAGCCCCAAGAAAAATTGGGGGTGAGCAAGACTAAACCAACTAAAACCACACAAGATCAACATTATTTGCAAGCACAATCCCGCTTATGGGAAGCCTATACCATTGTTTTAATGGTAGCCAATGCAAATGAAGAACAAGTGAATGTCATTGATATGCAAACCGCTTTGCGTGGTGCGTTGGTATTAATGGATCAAGGTTTAGAGCATTTAGGGGAGGTATAGAATGGCCAAAGCAATACGTTCACGCAGAACAAAAATTAAACCGTTTGAACCTGAAATCTTGCCAAACTGGGAGCAGTTAGTCAAAGCGATTAAAGATGCCGAGCTTTATCTTGGCTTTGCCAAAAACTATCTACATAACGGGCATTTAAAAGGGGCGGTAGATGCGTTGAAATCTATCAAAAGCAGCGCAACAAAAGGATTAAAAGTTAAGAAAGGGGGAAGCAATGAATAACGATGAAGTCAATTTTGATAAATTGAATGAAACCGAATTACAAGCAATAGGCATTAACAACGGTAATTTTATCAATGGCACAAATTACCCTGAATTTCCTTATCTGGCCGTTGCTTTTGATGAATTGGCTGATGTGTTGGCTGGGATTGCCGAGATTGATCCGCTTTCATCAATACAATTTGCCAAAGAAGCGAATGTCATTTCTCAAAGATTGCTTGAGCTTGTCCCTAAAGCACCAACAAAAGACTACAAGGAACTGATGAAATTATTCAGTAATGAAGAAATTGCCGAACATTTACTTAATTCAGTGATTTGTGGTTTCTTGGCTGAGCAACTTCAACAAATGGTAACGAAAGTTCTCACACAGTTAGAAAAAGTAAAACGCGGGGGAAATAATGGAAAAATTCACTAAAAACGCACCGCACTTAAAAGAGGCGTGGAATAAAAACGCCTTTGAATTGCTGATTTTGGCGGGTTCTCGTGCGTGGGAGGCGTGGAACAAGGGCAAGGGCATAGAATGGCAAAATATCGCCGACGCGTTGCAAATTGAGCCATTTAACACGCAAGGGGGAGCAATCCCCCGCTATGATCAAAAGCCCGTGATTTTAGGCAATAACCAACTGGCGGAAATCGACCAATTGTGCATAGCCTCACCCGATCAACGCTATATTAAAATCATACAATGCGGGGAACTTTCACAACAGGAAATCACCGCACTTTGCTTAAACCTTGCCACCACCACGAAAGCCGAAATCGTGGAGCTGGTGGACAGTGCAACGCTAACATTGAATGAGAATTTAAGCGACTATATTCAACGTTTGCGAGAGCAAGGCACAGAAACCGCTGAAATGATTGCACAGGTGGCGCAAAGTGAAGAAATCACGGTGAAAGATAAATCTGCAACGAGCGAAAAATCTCGCGCGTTTAAGCAGTGGTTAGGATTGGATTTAGCTTTACAGCGTGGCAGCCGTGAAATCTATGCTTATAACGGCACGATTTGGCAACAGTTAGATGATGAAACCTTGGAAGAAAAAGCCGTAGAATTTTTTGAGGCAAATCAACTTTTATATAGCGATGTTTCTGTTTTAAGGCTAATCAACACGCTAAAAATGCAGTTGCCGAAAATGACAGAGCCAAGCCCCACACTCATCTATTTTAGAAATGGCACATTAAACCGCAGCACGTTGTTATTTGAGCCAATCAAGCGAGAAGATTTTGTTACTTCTCATTTGAATTGCGATTATACCGACCAGCCACAAAATACACCGCACTTCAATCAGTGGATGGACTTTGTCGCCAACGGCAACGAACAGAAGAAAACGAATATTCTAGCGGCACTTTATGCCGTTTTAACCAACCGCTACGATTGGCAGCTATTTCTTGAAATCACCGGCGACGGCGGAAGCGGAAAATCGGTTTTTGCCAAGATTGCGACAATGCTCGTCGGTAACAATAGCACCACGCAAGGGCGTTTAGAAGATATGGACGAGCCACGCGGGCGTGAGAATTTCATCAATAAAAATCTGATTATCAGTTCCGAACAATCCCGCTATGGCGGTGATGGCGCGGGATTAAAGAGCATTACAGGGGGCGATCCCGTAAATATCGACCCGAAATATAGAAAACCCTTTGATGCGGTTATTCAAGCAATTGTGATGATAGTCAATAACGAAGCCACCCGATTTACAGAACGTTGCGGGGGGATTGATAGACGGCGCGTAATCTATCACTTTGACAGGGTTGTCCCTGATGAGCAACGAGATCCGCACTTGCTGGCAAAGATTGAGCAAGAAATTAGCGGCATAGTTTATCAGCTTATGCAGCGATTCAAAGACCCAATGGACGCAAAGCGCGCTTTGCATAATCAGCAGACCAGCGCAGAAGCGTTAGAAGTGAAATCGCAAACTGACCATATTACAGAATTTTGCGGGTATTTCCTGACAAGTGATAAGTGCGATGGGCTTTTTATTGGCAATGCAAGAATGTTTGGGAAAGAAAGAACGCACCTTTATCCCGCTTATCTTGCTTTCACGGGCACAAGTGGCATAAAAGAGCTGAACCTAAATAATTTTGCCATCTCACTTAGGCAAGGCATCAAGCAACAGCGCAATGAATTTGATTATAACAAACAAAAAACCAAAGCGGGGGTTAGAACGAACATTCACTTTAAAGACGTGGACGAGTTCATAAAAACCTTTTTAAAATAATGAGTTAAGGGCAAAAATGCCCTTTTTTTATTGCCTAAAAGGGTGATCACCGGGTGAATATGGGTGTTCACCCCTTAACCTATTGAAATATAAAAGGAAAACAGGAAAATAAGCGAGGTGAACACCCTTTTGCAAAAAAAATTTCTTTGATTAACTTTTCTTTTCGCACGCTTCCACATAATCGCCCCAAAGTTGCATCACTGGTTTACGTTGTTCAAGATAATCAGAACGATTATAAGCACGTCGAACTTGATCTTTAATGCCGTGAGAGAGACAAGCCTCAATGACATCAGGCGAAATCATCGGTTCATACTCATTCAGATAAGTGCTACCAATTGAGCGCAATCCGTGGCCTGTCAGTTTGTCTTTATACCCCAAATCAACAAGCGCTTTATTCACTGTTTGGCTATTCATTGGCTTGTTTGGCACTCTCGCACTTTGGAAAACATACTGCGCATTGCCAGTAAATTCTTGCATTACATTCAGCACCTGCTGGGCTTGGGTGGAAAGTGGCACGATGTGCGGCTTTCTGGTTTTCATTTTTTCTGCTGGGATAGCCCACAACGATTTAGCCAAATCAATTTCAGCCCATTCTGCGCTACTGGCTTCAATTGGCCGCGTCATTGTTAAAAGCTGGAATTTGATTAAGCAGCGAGTAAATAGCGTCATCTTTGAATTTTGTAGCTTATAAAGCAGCTCTGACAATTCTTCAGGGCGAATAGTGGGATTATGCTCATTCTTACCAAAATTAAACACAGCATTAACGTTAGCGCAAGGATTAAAAGGTAATAAGCCATAGTTCACGGCATAATTTAAAATTTCGTTTATTAAGCGAATAGTGCACTTTAGTGTATCGCCTTTGCCTTGGTGGTTTAATGGTTCAAGGGATTTGATCACCACATTATGCAGCACTTCAGCAACAGGCAAATGTCCGAGCAAAGGGAAAACATAAGTTTCCAGTCGCCGCCAATTCTTCTTTAAGGTGGTAGGCTCAATTTCTAATGCTTTTTTCTCTTTCCACTTTTCAGCTACAGACAAAAAACTATTCTCTATTTGCTCATTGATAGCCTGTTCTTCTTCCTTGGCTTTCTCTTGCGGATCGATACCTTGAGCAAGTAGCGCACGAAATTCTTCACGCTTAGCGCGAGCCTGGGCTAGGGTAATACTTGGGTAAACTCCAATCGTAAAAGTAGTTCTCTTTTTCGTAACTGGATGATAATAATTAAATAGCCAAGCCTTAGCGCCAGTAGGCTTAACTCTTAAAATAAGCCCGTTACCGTCGGTTAAGTTGTACTCTTTATTTTTGATTTTAGCCTTATCTATTTCCGTGTTGGTGAGTGGCTTCGTGATGCGTGGCAT